GGGTGAGGGCGCAGCCTCCGACACACTTAACACCATTAACGGCGGCACTTCAGGAGACTTGCTGATTATATCTACAGCCTCAAACGGTCAAAACTTAACTGTTGTAGATGACGGCGGCAATATCAGGCTAAACGGGACTAATTGCGAGTTATTTAACGTGTATGACAAACTAACGCTTATAGCTTCCGGCTCTGATTGGCATGAATTGTCACGTAGCATAAACGGAACTCCATAACAAGTTAAGCATTTCAAAAACAAACACTAAACAGAAGGCGAATAATCATGGCAACATACACTTGGGTAATTTCAACCCTAGAATACGATATTCAACCAGTAGACATGGATGGTGCAGTAATCATCGCCCACTGGCGCTGCAATGCAGACCAAGTAGAAGGCACTGGCGATCAAGCTGTAACTTACACTGCGTCTGCTTACGGGACTTGCGGATTTAGCCCTGATCCAAGCGCAGCGGGATACGTCCCATACGCTGATCTAACTGAAGCCGAAGTTTTGAACTGGTGCTGGGCTGATGGAGTGGACAAGGACGCTACTGAAACTAGTTTACAAGCTAACATTGATGGTCAGGTAGACCCTGTAACCGCCAATGGCGTACCGTGGTAATTTAAACTTAAACAAAAGGAAACTTATAATGGCTAAAAATGAAAATAAAACCATTACAGTAAACGATGTAGAACACAACATTGAAGACTTAACCGAGCAGCAAATTGCGATGGTTAACCACATCAGTGATTTAGACAAGAAGCTAGGCAACCTACGATTCAATATGGATCAGTTAAATGTAGGCCGCGAGGCTTTTGTCAATATGCTCTCAGGGTCTTTAGAAGAGCCACCAGAAGAGAAGTAGTCATGGAAGATAGGTTGAGCAGGGTAGAGAAGAAGATAGACACTCTACAAGAAGCTATAGTGTCTTTAGCGAGAGTAGAAGAACGCCTAGTCACTGTTTTTAATCGACAAACTAATATAGAAGATAAAGTAAATGCAATTGAATCAAAAGTAGATGGCCTAGCAGCTAGTATGATTAGCTCTAAGATATTAGAAAGGTTTATTTGGATTATTATTGTAGCGGTAGTAGGCGCTATTTTCACATACATGGGGTAGTTATATGACGTACTTACAGCTAGTCAATAGCGTACTGCGCCGCTTGCGAGAAAACGAAGTAGACACAGTTCCAGAGACAAGCTATTCAGTTTTAATTGGAGACTTTGTTAATGATGCAAAACAGCTTGCAGAAGACTCCCACAGTTGGTCTGCTTTGCGTACATCTATTGAGTTTAATACGATTGACGGTACGTCTATTTATGCTTTAACAGGAGCAGGACAAGACGTAGAAGTTAGAGAGGCAATGAACATAACAAGCAAGGGAGTGCTTAGTGCTAGTAACAGAAGTAGGATGAATAAGCGTTATAAGATAGGTACTCCTTTAAGTTCTTCTCCTACTGAGTTTGCTTTTACAGGTACTGATGCTAACGGAGACATTACTGTACAAGTTTACCCTCAGCCTGATGACATCTACACTTTATTCTTTGATGCTTTTGTACGGCAAGTAGACTTAACAGCTGACGCAGACGTTCTAAAAGTACCTTTTAATCCTGTGTTACAAATAGCATTAGGTATGGCATTACGTGAAAGAGGCGAGACAGGTGGTCAAACAGCAGCAGAACAGTTTGCGCTTGCTGATGCTGCACTATCTGATGCCGTTGCATTTGATGCTAACAAATACTCAGAAGACACTACATTTGTGGCAGTATAGGGAAACATAATGGCTCAACAATTACAGAGCATTACAATCACAGCTCCCGGATTTGCAGGCATTAACACGCAAGACGCACCCTTAGCGCAAGAGCCTAGCTTTGCTGCTGTTGCGGATAACTGCGTAATTGATAAAGAAGGAAGAGTAGCCTCACGTAAAGGCTATACAATGGTTACTACTAACGGCGCTGCTGTTTTAGGAACTTCTGATGGTATAGAGGCAATGGGTGAGTTTGTTGCTGCTGACGGAGATATTACATTCTTATCAGCAGGTAACAACAAGATATTTACAGGGACAACTACTCTAGTAGATGCAACTCCTGCGGCTTATACCATTACGGCTAATGACTGGAAGTTTGTATCGTTTAACGATCACATGTATATGTTTCAGCGTGGTTATGAGCCTTTAATGTATTCAGACCACGTAGGCTCAGTGGAGAAGATGTCAGCACACGCACACTCTACAGGAACACCCCCACAGGGTAATGAGTGTCTAGCAGCGTTTGGTCGTTTATGGGTAGCAGACTTTACAGCTGATAAGTCTACAATCTACTGGTCAGACTTACTTGACGGCTCAGCTTGGACAGGAGGCTCTACAGGGTCGATTGACATAACTAAGGTGTGGCCTACAGGGTATGACACTATCGTTGCTCTAGCGGCTCACAATGGCTTCTTAGTAATCTTTGGTCGTAGTTCAATTGTTATTTATAGCGGAGCTGAAGACCCATCGACTATGGCTCTAAGTGACACTATTTCTAATGTAGGTTGTGTATCAAGAGACGCTGTAGTGTCTACTGGTAAAGACTTGATTTTCTTAGATGACTCTGGTGTTCGTAGCCTTGCTCGTACTGTTCAAGAGAAGTCAGCACCTATTGGTGATATTTCTAAGAATGTAAACAACGATATTAAGTCATTGTTTGCAGCAGAGACTGGCAACATTACTATGCACTACTCTCCTCGTGAGGCGTTTGTGCTTCTTAACTTTACTGACTTAGCTATTGTTTACTGCTTTGATACCCGTTTTCCTTTACAAGATGGTGGGTATAGAGCTACAACATGGTCGCACATATCTCCGTTATGTTTTACTACGTTAGCGTCTGACGCGTTATACATAGGTTCTTCTACAGGAGTGGCTAGTTACTCAGGCTTTACAGACAATACCACTGGGTACTTGCTTAGTTACTTTAGTCATCCATTGAGCTTTGGTAGTACGTCTAATTTAAAGTTCTTAAAGAAGATTAACTTAACTACTTTTGATGGTGCTGAAGCTATAGTAGTGCTTAACTGGGCGTATGACTACTCAGGAGCTTATCAGAAACAAGCGTATACACTTCCTAAGTCAAACGTAGGTCAGTATAACATATCTGAATTTAACACAGAGGCTGAGTATTCATCGTCTATCTCTCTAATTAATCGCCAGAAGATCAACACTAACGGTCAAGGAACTGTGGTATCTGTTGGTGTAGAGTCAACTGTAGAGGGTAAGTCAATAGCTATACAAGAGATAAACATACACGCATTACTAGGAAGGATTGTCTAATGAGTAACTATACTAAGATAACTAACTTTGCAGCCAAAGACGCTATGGTTAGCGGCAATCCTGCTAAGGTAATTAAAGGAACTGAAATAGGTGCAGAGTTTGATGCAATCTCTGTTGCAGTGAATAGTAAGGCTAACACCGCGTCTCCTACGTTTACAGGAACAGTAACGGTAGATAATCTAACTGCTACAGGTACTCTTACATTGTCTACGGTTGACGGTGGCACTTATTAATGTCTTCTTGGGACAAAGACGGCGAGAACTTAATGATAGAGTTAACCAAAGCAACTCAGGGTAACTTTTCAGTAGAAGAATTAATAGAGCTGTATTACTTTATAACACTACCTGAAGAAAGTAGTGAAGCAACAGTAACACTGATAAAGAAAGAGGATTAGATGAGTCACTTCCACAATGAGTTACTACTTAGGGTCGTGTCAGAAGGGTGGGAAGTAGTAGAAGATTTTACTTACACTAGCTCTTTACTGAATAAAGACATCACTGTACCAGCAGGGTATTTTACAGACCTAGCTAGTGTACCACGAGTAGTGAGGTTTATTGTTCCAGTAGCAAACGCTAAGAATAGAAAAGCAGCAGTAGTTCACGACTACCTCTGTACTCATGGTAGAGAATTAGAAATAGTAAAGTCACAGAAGGTAAGTGATCAAGTGTTTAGAGAGGCTTTAGGAGTACAAGGAATAGGACGCTTTAAAAGTGGTTTATTGTACTATCCAGTTAGGTTCTTTCAGTTTATTACAGGAGACAGGTAAGATATGAGAATTTTATTACTAATAACTACAGCACTGCTCTTTACTGGATGTAGCACTACTCTTGACATCTTAGAAGGTAGCACACATGCTTGTGGCTCTATACACGCAGAGGGTTACTTTACAGATACACAAGGAGAAGTGATTATAATTAAAGCACCTGAAGAATGGACTCCAGAACAAATATTAGCTTTCTGTCAGGGAGGTACTCAAGAATGAAAGACCACTTAGATGAGTTGTTTCCTTTGATAGTTACTGTTTTTTTGTTTGCGTGGATGTGGGGGTCTTTGGCTTACGCTGACGAGCCTACTTATGTAGATGACGTAGCTCAGATTATTAACGACAACTGTGTTGTGTGTCACCGTCAAGGCGGTATTGGCCCAATGACGTTTGAGACTTACGAGCAAATAAGACCTTGGAGTCCTCTGATACAGCACAAAGTAATAACCAGAGAGATGCCTCCTTATGCCTATGATGCAAATATTGGCATACAAAACTTGCATGGTGACTGGCGTTTATCTCAGAAAGATATAGACACTATAGCTGAGTGGGTCGATACAGGTTCACAGTATGGAGACAGAGACGTTATAGTTACTGCTCCTATTCTTGCTGATCCTAGTCAATGGAACTTCTACGGAGACTTAGGAGAGCCTACTCTAATTATTGCTTCAACACCTATAGACATACCTGCTAGTGGTAACGACTTATGGCACAAGCACGATGTAGCCAGTGGTTTGACTGAAGATAGGTGCATTAAAGCTGTACAAGTTAAGCCTAGAGGCGATGCGAAGAGCGTAGTACACCACGCCAACTCTACAATAACACTAGACGGTGAACGCTACGGTATGCTTACTGAGTATGCTATGGGTAAGTGGGGCGAAGTTGTCCCTGATAACATTTGCAGAACAATCCCAGCTAACGCTGAAATATCTTGGGACATTCACATGTTCCCCGGCGGTTTAGGTGCTATAGCCCCCGGCACACTGATTAAAGATAATGTAGTAGAGATTGGATTGTGGCTATACAGCGTAGAAGAGTCTAAAGAGCTTGCGTACAAGCAAGACTTAAAGCTCTACAGAATTGGCAATCAAGATGATATAACTATACCACCTAATGGCTACTATATGACTCAAGCCTTTCACAGCTTTGATCACCCAGTAAGGATAGACTCATGGCAGCCTCACGGACATCTGCGTATGAATGCAGCTAGTTTTGAGATATTCTATCCAGAGACAGGTAGGACAGAATCTATTAGTCAAGTGTCTAACTGGAGTGCTACGTGGCATCACAGCCACTTATACGACAGCGACTACGCTCCTCTGCTTCCTACTGGTGCAGTATTGGTACTGAAGCAGTGGTATGACAACACAGCTGACAACCCCAACAACCCCGATTCAGACATGTGGGTGATGGGTGGAAGCCGTACTGGCGATGAGATGACTCACGCGTGGATTGCTGTTACTCACCTTGATGATGCAAAGTATCAAGAGTTAGTAGATGAAAGAAACAACAAAACGCTAGTGGCTAATTAGGGGTAGAGTATGGAGATCACAGGAATTAATGTAATAGGTTCAGCCCTAGATGACCCCTTCGGGGATTTGTTCGGTAACACTATATCTGCTAGAAACGATTCCCTATACAACGCATCTGTGGGTGGTCTATTAGACATGTCAGGTGTTAACCCTGATGGTTCTCCTGCTGTATATGGAGACGAGGTTGATTCGGTTAGCCTTGTTGATCTGACTAAGCTACAGGTTTGGTTAGAAGGTGAGAATGCTAAGAATGCAGAGCAGGTGGCTAATGGCACTCTTACTCCAGAGGAGTCTCTGAAGCGTATAGTTGCTGACATAGCCACAGCAGGACAGGTAGTCGGACTGAACGCAACAGACATAGCAGGAACACTGAACGGTGTAATGGAAGCTCATGGAGTAACAGACTCTAACTTCACAGCTGATAGCTTGTCTAGCACGGGCAATGGAGCTATTAACACAGCCTTCGACTCTGACGGACTTATTAACTACACAGCCTCTGACACAACAACTCCTACAAGGGCTGAGCAAGAACTAGCAGACCTTAACACCAACGAAGCCTCTGCACAGGCAGCCTCAGCAGCCGCAGCAGCCGCAGCAGCCGCAGCAGCCGCAGCCGAATCCGCTGCTGCACAGCAGGTTATTGATGATGCTGCTACAGACCTTTTAGGAGACGAAGCCCTTCTAGGCGGAGACGCAGCCCTTCTAGGTGGAGAAGCAGCCCTTCTAGGTGAAGAAGCAGCCACAGCAGACCTTCTAGGAGGCGATACAGACCTTACAGGAGCAATAGACACTACCTCATCGTCTGTAGAAGGAGATACTGGAGACTGGATTTATGACGCTGATGCAGGTGTGTTTAGGCAAACGGGCGGGATGGAAACTTTTATACCTGTGCCGGGAACTTACACTGACGGGCAAACAGTTAGTTATGAGAATGCGTCAACTGTATTTGACAAGTGGGGGTCTGAGAATAATACAAACATATCAACCGGCGCTACTGGAGAAAGAGGAGCTACTGGAGACACAGGTGCTACTGGTGAAAGAGGAGGCCTAGGTGAAACAGGTGCTACTGGTGAAAGAGGAGGCCTAGGTGAAACAGGTGCTACTGGTGAAAGAGGAGGCCTAGGTGAAACAGGTGCTGCTGGAGAAAGAGGAGCTACTGGAGACACAGGTGCTACTGGTGAAAGAGGAGGCCTAGGTGAAACAGGTGCTGCTGGAGAAAGAGGAGCTACAGGAGAAAGAGGAGGACTAGGTGCTACAGGAGGCATTGGTGCTACAGGTGCTACTGGTGAAAGAGGAGCTACAGGAGAAAGAGGAGGACTAGGTGCTACAGGAGGCATTGGTGCTACAGGTGCTACTGGTGAAAGAGGAGGCCTAGGTGCTACAGGCTCTGCTGGAGAAAGAGGCGCTGCTGGAGAAAGAGGCGCTGCTGGAGAAAGAGGAGGACTAGGTGCTACAGGAGCTACAGGAGGCATTGGTGCTACAGGCGCTGCTGGAGAAAGAGGAGGACTAGGTGCTACAGGAGCTACAGGAGGCATTGGTGCTACAGGAGCTACAGGAGGCATTGGTGCTA